CTCCTCTTGCCCGCGTTTCCCGCTTTCAGAGCTTTGGTCTGAACTGCCGAACAGCAGGATTAGGCCGCCCATCGTGGAACACGATTTTGCGGCACCTCGTTGTTGAGCTAGCAGGCTATTAGTGTCTGAGAGTCACGAGCGCGTTTATATTGGCTCCATACTACGTGTCAATTATATGGATTCTCTTTTATCTGAGTCTTGCGTGGACGTTAAAGACGCCAGAGGTGGTCTGTTACCATCGTCCAGCGGTAGTCTGTCTCTACCCCCTGTGGCAGCGCCCCGGGGTTGTTTTCCTTCCCTTGCAACTTGTGTGGTTTGCGGATCATTGCCTCGCCAACACTTGTCGTTGGTTTGTGCTCGATGTGAAGACCTGGAATCTATTTTGGATGGTACGCCCGTGATTGGGGCTTCTGGGTTTGATCGGATACCTCCAGAATTGATGGTGTTGCGAGATGAGGTATTGGACTTGGCATGGCAACAGCGTCTCAACGGAAACTATGAACCCTGGCTGGATTTTTTGAATGAGGCTTACAGTGGGGTCGCTGATGACAACTCGGGTTGCCATCACGATGGGTTCTTGGTTGGCGTTGAAACAAACCCGGGTCCTGGTCCATATAAAGAAAGGAAGAAGAAAGTCTATAGAGCTGTGAATCGTCAGAGTGCGGCTGAGTTGAAGGTTAACCTCTCAGCTAGTGACGAGGCTGCCATGCGCGATGGTTCACTTGACGCTAAGCAGGAAGCTCTAGACGAAAAATATGACAAGGTGCCTCAATTGCCTGGCGGACCTCGCCCCGTTTTTGAACCACCACCTGTTCCTGAAGCCGATTGGAATGGGAACGGCCTTGAAGAGTGTGATGATGCCAGCTTTTATGTTCCCATTCGCGTTCGCACCGAGTTTCCAGTTGTGTGGTGGTTGCTTTCAATGTTAGCACTTTCTTTGACAGTGTTGACGTGGTGGGGTTTAGTGGGTTTAGTCCTGAACCCTATGGTAGTGGGTTTGGCAGCGTTGTGGTTACAATTGCGGCTGGCACCTCGAGTCTTGCCAGTGGGCACTATTCGCCAGGAATTGCAAGCTGTGCGTGGTATGTCAGTACAGCCGGTAATGCATGATTTGTTGGGCCCCTTTTTGGTAGCCTGCACTTGGATGCTGTGCGCGTCAGGGTGGTCGCGGTTGACTGTAATAGGCTACCATTCGTCTAGGAAATCTTTCAAGGTACTTAGTAGGGGTGACCAGCGCATAGTGTCGTGTGCTGCCACCAAACTGAGTAAGAGAGATGCTGTATTGCAAACATTCAACACGGTCAACTACCTTACAGCTTGGGTCAGTGTTGGTATTGTGGAAAGAGAGACCGTTGCCGCCGTCACTTCTACGGCTTTGCCACGAGCTAGACCAGAAGTGCAACGGCAGTTGCCACAATGGATAATGCAGTGTAAGGTGGTGAATGTGCCCTCCAGCTTCGACACCAGTGTGAGTTTTGGGTGTCAGCGTCTCATTCAGACTATTTATGACGTTGGCTATGATAATCAAGAATTCTTGACGTCTGAGCCCGAAAATTTTTGGTTGAGTCCGGTAGTCGCGTTTGGGGGTATGGTTATCGTATCGGTGATGTCGATCTTCCTGTTAAACCTCCTAGTCCGGATGTTAGGGTCACAGTACGCGACGATTCTGAGCAATTGCGGGGCGTTGTTCAGGTGGCTATCGGACCAAGGCCAATGGGAGTCGCCCCACCCATGGCGGACCCAAACGATGTCCCCACTGCAATCCATGGATGCATTAGTAGATTTGCTACACTCAACCCGCCCAAGAATAGCGAGTTGCTAGAGGAGTTAGGGGCGTTTGTGGACGTCTGGTTAGCGGATAATTTGGAGCCATTGCGCACTGAGCCTTCCTTTGAGGAGTGGCTCAGTCAGGCTCCTTACACACAGGCTCGCAAAGCAGAGTTAGCGGCTGTTCACAACCTAGAGAGGGGCGTGAAGGTGTACAATAAGTCGTTTATTAAGCGTGAGACCTATTTGAAGTATAAGCCTGCTCGGGCTATTAATTCGCGCCACGATAGCTTTAAGTGTTTCAGTGGCCCATGGTTCCATGCTATTGAAGAGGTCGTTTACAGGCGACCTGAATTCATCAAACATATTCCCGTGCATGAGCGCCCACACTACATGGCGAGTATGTTTGAAGGTACACCAGGACCGTATTATGTTACGGATTACAGCCATTTTGAATCTCATTTCAAGCCAGATATTATGGAGGCTTTAGAATTGCGGCTCTATAAACACATGCTGGCCAATTATCCGGGGGTTTACGATGCTATTAGAAGAGCACTGGCCGGGACGAATGATTGTCGTTTCAAACGATTTAACGTGTCCCTTAAGGGTACGCGAATGTCGGGAGACATGTGCACGAGTTTAGGCAATGGTTTTAGTAATTTGATGTTGACAATGTTTGTTGTCCACAAGAAGGACGGACACTGTAAGACTGTGGTGGAGGGTGATGATTCTGTGTCTGCAGCAGACGTCAAAATTACTAAGGAAGATTTTCTTAGATTGGGCTTCGACATCAAGATCGAGGTCCATTCAAGACTGCAAGATACTTCGTTCTGCGGTATGCTAATGTCCAGCGATGGGACGCACTTCTCGGATCCGAGAAAAACCCTCTTGAATTTCGGTTATACTCATTCTCAGGTGATGTTTGGTGGGCCGAGGGTGACAAGGGGTCTGTTGAAGGCGAAAGCATTAAGCTTGTTGTATGAGAATCCGAGGTGCCCTGTTTTGGCAGCGTTAGCTCACTCGACGTTGGGCAAGTTGGGTGAAGTTGACGCACTGATTGTTGGTGATACGTTTGAGATTGCGCGGCAACAGTGTGCCTTGCGGTTCTCTGGGTGGGCTGTGAAAGAGTTTGAGCTGGGTGTGTCGTCTGTCGCGAGAGAGGACTTCAGCCGGCTATTCGGCATCACACCTGCACGACAAGTTGAGTTGGAACGAAATTTTATGTTGGGGGCCTTGGAGAATACGATGCGGGCGATCTCTTTGGCCCCGACTTTGATGACGCCCGCGACTACCATTCGAAGTACCTCAGGGCTAGGTACGACCGCTTTTAGCCTATTGGGTCATGTGATTCTCGCGTTGGACCAAAACGGATTATCCGTGCTAACCAAAATGCCGAGAGACTGCACGGCTCCGGAATATCACATGATGTACAGTCCCGAGAAACCTGCGGTATCCAATACAGTGGTTTACAGTAAGACTCGAGAGAGCATGGAAGCGAAAATTGGAAAGCGAAAGAAAGAAGTTAAGCCGAATGGGACTCAGAAACCCAATGGCAGGACGCAACGGCGCAGGCGTCGAAACAGGCAAAGTAGAGTTGGGATGGCCCCCTTGGCGGTGGCGGTGCCTGTTCAAACTGGCGTGGGAGCTCGCTCTGGAGCGAACTCAATTGTCATCCGGCATAGAGAGTATGTTACGTCAGTGACATGTTCAGTGGCATTTAATTGCAATTATGTCTCGTTGAACCCGGGTTTGTCAGCGACATTCCCGTGGCTGTCTTTGGTATCAGCTGGATATGAGAAATATAGGTTTAGACAGATCAGGTTCATTTATAAGCCCCAGTGTGCCAGTACCACTGCGGGTTCGTTATGGATGGCCATTGACACTGACGCTAGTGACCCAACCCCCAGTTCCAAGGCTGTTATTGCGTCGTACGCCAATGCAGCCATGGGTAGCCTATGGTCTCCTCTGTCCGTGCAATATCCGATTAAGAATATGGATAATATGAAGCAATGGTACGTGCGTCCAGGGTACATTGCAAACACGGATGTCAAGATGTATGACGTGGGCAATTTATATTTTGCCACAGAGGGAGCCGCTGCGCCGATTCCGGTTGGCGATGTGTTTGTGGAGTACACTGTGGAGCTGTTGGTGCCTCAGCTCGCCAACCCAATTGTTTCATCCAGCGCTAATATTACGACTGGATTAGCAACGCTTGCTCAGCCCCTGTTTAACGCTGTTAATAGCGTTATCAACTCGACAGTTAGTGTCGATAATACGTCAGACCCTGCTGCGTCAAAGATAATCTTTTCTAAGCCAGGCCAGTATTTGCTGACCGGGCAGAATTATGGGGCCACGGGGATAACAGGGGGACCGGACTTTGCTGGGTCCACTGCCACTACTTCGGTGATAGATAGCATATGGAATGCAGCTCAGACTGCAGGACAGTATGCTCTGCTTGTGACTGTGGCGGCGGTTAACCAGTATGTTCGAATGACCATGACTGGCAAAGCGGCCAGTGCTGCCAATAGTAATGTTATTATTGGCGGTTATGCGTCATCTGCTTAGAGTAGCCGATTTGCGGCGATG